CAATGTTGCATGGTTATGAATTAAACGAATATGGGCTTCAAGCTGCATATTCATATTTAGGTATTGCGAATAGAGCATACGTACTAAGAGCAGACGTTGATTTAAGCAAACTAACAGGTTCTGCAACAGCGCCTACAGGTGTTCCAGTTAATGGTACGCACTGGTTAGATTTGTCAAATACTGTTTGGGGCTTACATGTATGGAATGCAACCACACAAACATTTACATATACAGTACCTAAAATTTGTGCTACAGAGCATACAGGTAATCCATCATATATCCCACTTGCATCATTTGGGTCTATTGGTGATTACGCAGTTGTTACAGCAACAACTAACAATGCAATTTATTATAAAACATCCAGTAATACATGGGTAGCAGTCGGTTCAGGACATACTTCAGATTCTGCTCATGCATTAGCAACAAGAAATGCGTCATGGATGTCCGCTTTCCCATCAATTTCTGTAACGCCGGCCGCTGTAACTATTGGCCATCAGTTTAGTATTAATGGTACAACTATTACATTTACAGGTACAGGCGTTGATGATATTGTTAGTGATATTAACACAACAATGGATGGCACTACAGCCGCTAAAAAAGGTGTACAAGCATATAATAACAGCGGAACCTTAGAAATTTATATTATTGGGTCTTCCGCATCCGACGGCACTACGCCGAACGGTGCCGTAAATATTGCTAACGTAACGGGTACAGCGTTAACTGATATGGCCATCACAGCAGGTATTTATTATGGTACAGACTTCAAAGAATCAACATATACTGTTGTACCTACATGGCAAACAGGCGCCGCAACACCGGCACCAACTGGCAGTATGTGGGTTAAACTTGATGGTTACCTAGGTGGTTCTAATGGTAATAACATTGTAATCAAAGTTTATTCAACAACTTCAGGTTTGTGGGAATCAAAGATTGTATATTCAAATGATTCCATCAAACAAGCAACAACTGCTCAAGGTGGTTCAGATCCAAGAACAATTGCAGTAGGCGCGTTATTTGTTGACTATGACGTAGCAGAAACTGACCAAGCTACATTTAAACCGTACAGACGTAAGAGTTCAGGCGAAGTCGCTGTAACAGGCTCTAATACGTCTCCGACATTTACTAATCCATCAACATTTACGATTAATGGTAGTACGGTAACTGTTTCAGGCACAGCTGCAAGTGATTTCGTAACAGGCGTTAGTGCTGCCGGAATTGCAGATGTTTCTGCTAGAGTTGAATCATCAGGCGCAGTAACACTTGTTCATGCTAAAGGCGGTGATCTAGAACTACGCGACACGGGTAATACACCTTTGGCTGATGCAGGTATTAGTGCTTCCCTAGTTAATGTATTCACATTAGCAAATGGTAACCTATTAGGTACAAACTGGGAAGAGTTAACATACGAAGCATCATTAACAACACCTACAACAGATCCTGCTGAAGGTGATCTATGGTATGACACAACACTTGTTGCTGACATTATGGTTCATGATGGCACAACATGGAAAGGCTACCAAAATATTTCAACAGACTATCGTGGTTATGATCTAAGTCAAACAGATCCAGCAGGCCCAATCTTTGCTGCCGCGGCACCTTTAACACAATCTGATGGAACTGCACTAGTAAATGGTGATCTTTGGATTGACACTTCAGATTTGGACAACTATCCAAAATTGTATCGTAGACAAGCAAGTGAGTGGGTACTAATTGACTCAACAGACCAAACATCATCAAATGGTATTTTATTTGCTGATGCAAGATGGCAAAGAGCGGCCGCCGCTAAAGTAAGTGGATCAGGCGCTGGGTCTGCATCAAGTATTGCTGATTTGCTTACTGATAACTTCCTAGATCCTGATGCTCCAGATCCAGCCGCATATCCACGTGGTATGTTGCTATGGAACACAAGACGTAGTGGTTATACAGTAAAAGAGTATAAGAAAGACCACGTAACAGTAACAAAGTATTCATCAGGCAACCCACGTATGTCAAGTGAATCTGTTGCTACTTATTATCCAGATCGTTGGACAAATAAGTCAGGTACAAAGTCAAATGGTTCACTATACGCAGGACGAAAAGCACAACGCGCAGTAGTTGTTGCCGCAATGAAGTCTGCTGTTGATGCCAATACAGATATTCGTGAAGAGCAACGCCAGTTTAACTTAATTGCAGCTCCTGGATATCCAGAATTGCTGTCAAATCTAGTAACACTAAACGTAGATAGAAAGGAAACTGCACACATTATTGGTGATGCGCCGTTCCGTTTGGCAGACAACGCCGCTAATATTCAAGTGTGGAGCAAAAACTCTAACGCAGCTGAAGATAATGGCGAAGATGGTCTAGTAACTAACAATGAATACATGTCAATTTACTACCCATCGGGTTTCTCAAATGACCTAGCAGGTAACAGCATTGTTGTTCCAGCATCTCACATGATTCTACGCACATTCGCTTATAACGATAGTGTTGGTTATCCATGGTTTGCAGCTGCTGGTACAAACAGAGGTAAGATCTCTAATGCTACAGCAATTGGTTATATTGACGGAACAGGTGAGTTCAACAGTATTGCAGTAAGAGAAGGACTACGTGACGTATTATACGCTGATAACATTAATCCAATTACATTTATTAATGGTAGTGGTTTAATGAACTTCGGTAATAAAACCCGTTCTTCAGTATCTTCCGCAATTGATAGAGTTAACGTTTCAAGACTTGTGTCTTACATGAGACGTCAACTAGATCTTATCGCAAAACCATTTATTTTCGAACCTAATGATGAATTAACACGTAATGAAATTAAGGGTGTAATTGATTCATTCTGTAACGAACTATTGGCTAAGCGAGCAATTGGTGATTACTTGGTAGTATGTGATGAGTCTAACAACACGCCGACTCGAATTGATCGTAACGAATTATACGTTGACGTAGCAATTGAGCCAATTAAGGCGTTAGAGTTCATTTACATTCCAGTAAGATTGAAGAATACAGGAGAAATCGCGGCTCTATAGCGTTTAAACTATGATTAGGGGTGGCGAAAACCACCCCTAACATATAGATAAATAAAAGAAATAGGAGAATAATATGTCCGTAGCGTCATTAACAAAATTTACGGTTCCAATTAGTGGGGCCGGATCTCAGGGTACTTTGATGCCGAAAATGAAATATCGCTTTAGAGCGATATTGGAAAACTTTGGCGTTACAACTCCAAGATCAGAAATCACAAAGAATGTAATGGATATTACTCGACCAACAGCATCCTTTGAAAACCAAGTTTTAGATGTTTACAACTCAAGAATTAATGTTCTTGGTAAACATACATGGGATCCAGTCACAATCCAACTACGTGACGACGTCAATGGTGAAATGACACGTCGTGTGGGTGAGCAAATGCAGAAGCAGTTCGACTTCTTCGAGCAAATGAGTTCTGTGTCTGGTATTGATTATAAGTTTACATTGAAATATGAACTATTAGACGGTGGTAATGGTGCAACTGCTCCAGGTGTTTTAGAAACATGGGAACTATACGGTTGCTATATTGAAAACGTAAACTACAACGACTTGGCTTATACAGCAAGTGACCCAGCAACAATTACAATGTCAATTAGATATGATAACGCACTTAACACACCTATTGGTAACGGTGTTGGTGTACCTGTAACAAGAGGAGCGGGTTCCGTAGCTACAGGCTAATTAAATGGCATCGTATCTTAACAATTATTTGCGTGGTATTGGGGCCGGCGGTTTTATGAAGGACTACCGCCACGCAAGTAACCTTTATGCTACTTCCAATTATAGACTTTCACCTAAGTTTAGATTTTTATACCACTGTGTTTTTATTTTAGATAGATCCGTCAAGTCATTGAACTACCTTGATAATGAAGTAGGTTTTATGGTTAAGTCCGTTGATTTACCGGGCATCGCCTTTGATGTAGAAGAAATTAAACAATATAACAGAAAATCATACAACTATACAGGTGTTGGATATAATCCAGTGTCTATAGTATTTCATGATGATAATGCCAATACTATTAGAAACTTTTTAGCAAATGTTTATAATCATTACATATCTGATGGCACTAAATCAGACGGTGAGTATGATATTAGAACAGGGGGTATACGAGATACGTATCTAGAGGCAAGTTCAAGTGCTACATTGAGTTGGGGTTTAGACTCTGCCTATACAACACAAGGAAAAAATTTAATTAAAGAAGTACAAATTTATTCCTTATCAAAAGGTATAGGTAGTAGGTATACTTTAAAAAATCCTATTGTAACACAATTTTCTCACGGATCTCATGATCAGTCCGACAGCGGTGGCCCTAAGGATAGTAGCATGACAATTAGTTATGATGCATTTACATATGCTGATGTTAATATAGCGGCAATTCCTAATTTTGGAACAGCTTACGATAGATTAACAGGTTCTACTTCTTCCGGACTTGGTTTTAGTGCAGAAGGATTATTGACAAATTTACGTGGTGCTTTGGATGCCGTTTCAGATCAAAACCCATATAGTGTATTAAATACTGCTATACAAACAGCATCACAGTTGGATGCGTTCAATAATAGAAATATAATTCAAAATACATTCGGAACTTCTTTACCTAGTACTATAGATCAAGTAGCAAAGAACATCTTAAAAGAATTCCCAACGGCTACTAATAAAAAAGCCAACGAAATAAAGAATGGAATAAAAGGATAAGTCATGCCAGCATATACCAATTACTACAAAAGTACTGCCATGCCTGTTAATAACACAGCGTCGGGCAAACTAAGTGATGAAGAAAAGAGACAAAGATATTTCAATAATTATTATACAAAAGTTCAGTCTGTGGACCCAGCACAGTTTGATATTGTACTAGGGTTTTTAGATGGTAGAGGGTATGATGATACCGTAAAGAGAAACCTAGCAATTTCTCTATTAGAGATCGCTAAGGAACAGAACGTTGATCCAATTGATCTAATTAATCAACTGAGCGAAGTACAAGATTCTTTAAAATTAAATACACTACTTTGTATTT